TTTATCTTGTAGACGAACCTCAATGGAAGATACTCCCACAAGAGATGTTTTCCGGAAAGACATTTTACTTTACTGTGGGAGATAGATATAAGAAGGGCTTTGTAGTTCCTGATGAGAATTGTGACGACGCACATCTCAAAGAATACGAAGCTCAAGGATATGAGGTTGTAGAAGCACCGCTTGAATTTAAGCGAAACTTCATTGCAGATTACGACATATCACTTAGAGACATAGCGGGAAGATCTGTTGTAGGCGCAATGGGCTTCATAACACAGGATATGGTTACACCTTGTGTTTCTCAAGATAGAAAGAATCCATTCTATACAGATATTATAGAAATAGGCTCGCACGATTCATTATCTATTGAGCAATTCATGCATACAGAAGTTATACCAAAAGCATTATTTTATCAGCAGCTCAACATTCATGTCGACTTATCTGAAACAGGAGATAAAACAGGTATTGCAGGTGTGTGCGTAGATGGTAATAAGATTGTAGAGAACTATGATGGTAAGAAAGTATCTCGTCCATATCTCAAAGAGTTATTTAGCGTGTCACTTAAAGCCCCTAGAGGAGATAGATTATCATTCCAGAAAGTAGTTAACTTCATTGTATGGTTAAGACGTGCAGGATTTAATGTCGGAACAATAAGCACTGACCAGTATCAGAGCTCGTACTTACGCGAAGTGTTATCTCAACAGGGCTTCAACACAACAAAAATATCTGTAGATGCATCTATGGAGCCTTACGTCGCTTTAAGAGGTATGCTAGTAGACCAATGTATAGAACTTGTTAAGAATCAGTTACAAGAAGATGAGTTAGTTAATCTTCAACGTGTCAACAACAAAGTCGACCATCCCACTAATGGGTCAAAAGATATCTCAGATTCCTTATGCGGCAGCGCATGGACGTTGCTCACAGAAGATGTTAAGACGCAAGTACCTTCACATTCTATTGCAAAAGTAACAGCTGCTGTTAACAGAATGAATACACGGGCTAACCCGTATGACCAATTTGGTAGATTGATGGGTGGACAATACACCGTCATTAAAAATAATTAAACTTATAAAGGAGAAATGCTTATGTTTGCTACAAAAACCGTTTGTAGGCCCGGAGCTTACATCGAAGCAGTCCCTGCAGGATTGCTTGCAAAACTTCAGTACAATCAACACGGCTTGCTTGAAAAGATTTGTATTGAGCAGGGCGAAGGCACTGAGTTGAGAGAGATTGATAAACAGTTGTTTACAATGCTCGCAGAATTTGTTCCCAACTCAGTAAGTCTTTCAGGAGGAACGACTTGGGTATCGGGAGTATTCTACACAGATAACATTCCTCATACTTCTGGAAAGATTCCCTACTGTTTATATGATGAATATGAGAAGATGGTTAGAGCAGGAGATCAGTTTACATTCTATGCAAGCACTGCGAAGAGCAATGCATCTTCAATCAAAGGCCCGATGATTATTCGTAACTGGCTTGAGATGTCAAGATTCAATACACTTCCAGGAATTGTAGTTCCTCAGAACTTCACAGAGGACACACTTAAGATGTTGTTTAACACTTCTACAACAAAGTTTGTTTATCCTTACATTTCAGGATATGTTATCTTCGAGAATCTTGTTGATAGATACGTAGAAGAAGACTTGTATCAAACAAAGATCAAATCATTATCTCCTAAACTCAACGAGTATGGTGAAATGAGAGCACATCTTACAACAGATACTGGTAAGATTATTGTTCCCTATTCAGACGCAGTAATGTTTGATGCACAGTGCGGCAGCTCAATCTTGTTTGTAGGTGGAACATCGAAGATCTTGTCTGCTCGTAAGTATGATAACAAGAAGAGAGACAGACTTACACGCACAGTTGAATGTCCTGTATGCCATAAAGTATACACGGTTCCGCTATCAGGTCCTGTTTACTGCGATGACCCTGATTGTGCATCTAGAATGTATTCTCAGATATGCAGAATGACATCAATGTTTAAACTTCCTACCATGGATGGCGACAGATTCTTGAAGCTTGTCAAAGATAAGCAGATTCTTACATTGTCAGATGTGTTTGATTTAGATGATTATAAAGAGCTCAAGTTCGATGCATCTATCGCAGAGATACTTGCAGCCGCAACACCTGTTGAGATATGCGCAGATACATCAGTATTCGAACAGATTGCTCATGCATGCAGTCAAAACATCAAAACACTTATGTATTATCTCAACAATCCAAGCAGAATGCTCATGGAGTTAAACGTTCATTCTGTTCCTGGTGAAAGATTTGCAAAATGGCTCGGAACTAACAGCAACATCTTAACAATTGAAGCGCTATTGTCGAGAGTAACTATCAAATCTAAAGACTTCAACATTCCTTGCGCTGCACCTATCTTCAGAGGACGTAAATTCATCTTAACCGGAGGCTTTAAGAGAGGAAACTATCATGATATCGTAAGCATCATCTCTAACTACGGTGCAGAAGTGATAACAGATATAGATGAACATCCCGATTGCATCATCGTAGGTAGCTTACTTTCCAATATTGATGGAAATATTCTCAGAAAAGGTGATGCTGCGCACATCGTCAGATATGATGAAGATGACTTCTTTGAATCCTTCGGAATTGACGATGATATGGCCAGATCAAACCTTCTATAAGTTGGAGGAAGTAAACAATGGCACGATTTTTTGATAAATTAACCAAACAAAAACCCAATAAAGCTGAAACATTTCTGAGAAGCTTCATATCAGGTAGTATGTACAGAGTATCTGATATTAGAGGCGATAGCTCACTTCAAGATATTAGGTCAACTATTACAATGATGCGAGCACTTGCAAGAGACTCTCAGGTCAGCACAACGCTTTCATATTATGCAACAGATGCTACTACGACAAACACTAGCGGACAGATAATCTGGGCAACTGCTGATGACCCTAGGTTTCAAGAAGCTGCAGACATCATTAACACCAAGTTCAAACAGTGGAAAGTTAATAAGTATGCTCGTGATCACATCTTAGAGCTCGCAACAGTCGGTAACTTATACCTCCCTACAACAGTAATGTATAGACAAGACAACGGCGAAACAAAGTATCGTGTTGCGCTTGATTCTAATACTATTATTGATGATAAGTTTGAACTTGTGCCTTCGACCAAGATTCCTCCGGAAAACATCTTGCATCTCTGGAAGGAAGGCAAACCTTACGGATACATTTATCAGCCTGATGAAAAAGAGATAACAACTATCACATATAGTGAAGAAGCAATTATCCATTTTGCTTTAGGCGGGCTGCTTGGTGATTACACAATTGAATGTAAGAATTCAAAGGGCGATGTAGATACTTACGACATACAGTTCGCTAATCCTATCTTACAAGAAGCAATACAGCCTACACAGACATTAAGCTTACTTGAAGACGCAGTAGTCCTTTCTTCACTTATCAGAACTGTTAAGTTTATCGCTGTTGAATGCGGCAACGCAGAGGAAGAAGAGATACAGTCAACATTGCTTGAGCTTAAGAGCATGATTGAGCAGCAAATGTCTCTTAATACGTCTAATGGCGATGCACAGAGCTTTGTAAATCCTCAGAGCCCTAACAACCTTATCTACCTGCCGAAGATTAACGGGGCTGATCCAATATCTATTACAGATCTTAACATGGGAGAAGCATCTGATGCTGATAACAAACTTCTTGATTATTATCAGAACAAAAAGTTATCAGTACTCGGCATCCCGAAGGAAGCATTAAACTTCTCTTCTTCAGAAGGTTTAGGCGGAGCAGGACAAGTAATGTCACAGAGATCTGCTCTTTACGGAAATATCTTGCAGAGAATTGAAACAGCATACATGGAGGGATGGACAGATGCTTTTAATAAGTATTTCATCGCTCGTGGATTATCAGGTTTCGTAGATACATTCACATTACATATGAATCCTATCGTTACTCAGATGTCTACAATTAACTTCGAGAAACGCGACGCAGCTCTCGGACAAGCAACAACTATCGTTCAGCTTATGAAGGATATTGGTATCAAAGATGCTGAGGATTACAAGCAAGCAATTACAGAGCTGCTTACAGACGTTCTTCCTCAAACAGGTTCCAATGTTAACAGTTGGGATGTAGATGTGACTGTTGAAGAAGGAGGTGCTGGTGGTGAGTTCTAGTGAATTAAGCAACTGTTTCTTCTTAGATCTAAAACGCTACAACGCTACAAACTTCCGCACGCTTGCCAAAGCAGATTTATCCGTGCAAGACGCAACAGTGCATAAGGCATTTAGTTCGGTAGTTACACGCTACTTTATCTTCCGTGAAAAGCATCCGGAAATTTCAGAAGTAGATCATAAGATACTTTACTACAAACTTAAACTTGACCTAATTGCAAAGTACTTTTCAGAGTATCCGGATACAACAACAGATAACCTGATCGCATTTCAATTAGAACTCAGAAACTATATCAAAGAATCACGAGGTGAATGTGATGAACTTGACTCCGTTGAGGTACAACATATCTAGTTGGGCTCAAGCAACAGAATGCTTATCAAACAACAGCCCTGACTTAAGTATATCAGTAGCATCAATAACAGATAGAGCATTGAATGGGCAGATTATTTCTGTCCAACATGCTCTTTATGGAACTTTGTTTGCAGCTGCTACAAGTGGTGATGGCATCATAGTTTCAGATAATGATGGATTCGGCAATCCTATAACATGGATGTCAACTGAAGAGATACTTAATCAGCTTGCAAGATATGGATTCTACATCACATTCAAAGTACAAGCTCACCTTGCGGGAGAAGTGCTTACATGCTTGATGAAGTTTTACAATATCGGTTTCACACATATCTCTCGCATCAAAGTAAAGCTTGAGAATGAAACAGAAAACTCATTCATAGCTGTAGTAACATTTGACGGAGCTTCATTACCCGATTGGCTATCATATCCTTGTGAAATCAAATACAAAGATTATCTGAAAGCATTAGCAGACGGCTACGCTTTCAACGTGAGCGCAATCAGTCAGTTCTTAAATCTCGATTGGTCATGGCTCACATTTGTAGCTAACATTGAAGATGTAATTAACGAAAACGCATAGGAGAAATATTCATGGCTCATCTTATACAGAACGATGTCGTTCTCATGAGAAAAAGATACAACGAGGCATTAAGTTTGCAGGGAATCAAATGCAAGTATCAGTTCCCTAACCTTGCAGCGTCTAACACTCAGGGTGAGCCTATGATTGATAGCTACTCTCCTGAGGAAGAAACATTCATCTTCTTTGACGGCAATCCGAGAGTAAAAACATTTAAGAGATATGGTTGGGTAGTTGAAAACGACAAGGATTTACCTTTCTTAATCCATTGTAGTTTCGACTTACCTCATGTCCAAAAAGATAGTATATTCAAGATCGGCGGACAGTACGCAGATATTCCTGATAGGACATTCAGAGTAACTGAAATAACTTACGACTTGCAGTGTCCAGACCATCTTGTATGCCAAGTAATTCCTGCATACGAAGAACAATATGCAGGAAGAACTGATCTTGAAACAAAGAAGACCTACAACAAATCTAATCACTTCTTTAATGCTTACACAGACTACCGTGGTGATGTGAGAACTACTAAAGAAGAGTTAGGAGGTCAGGAGTGATCTACCTTTACGACAACGCGGTTGCGGATGATTTAAGAAAGTCAATAGATGCAGACAGCGGTGCAAACGACATTGTCAAAGTAATGGAAGCAGATGGAATACTCGCTCTCATTGCTCAGATGAAAGAAG